GGTAATAATGGTCGTTCTCTTGGTAATAATTCTACAATTGCAGTATCAACTGATTTTAATAACTCTTCTTCATTATATCTTGGTCTAATTAGTTTACCCGATATTAATCCAGCAGACACATCGGATTTTTCTACAACATTTACACCAACATCATTTTTTGGTTTTAATGCTTTAGACCCGGTCTTTTTAATCTCCCGAATAAATTTTTCGTTCTGTAAACCTTTCTTTTCCATTAAGATATTACGTTAAAGGTATAATCATCATCAAAGTATTCATCAATACCACTTCTTGTAACTTTTATTTCTACTTTATATGTTCTATTCGTTTCCCAATTTGATAAGTTTAAATCAAAATAATTACCGTTTGAATCACAACTTATTTTGGTATAATTAGAAAATGGAACAATAATATCATCAGTATGATAATCTCTAATTTGATAATAGGAAGTGGTTGGTAAGAAACTACTAACTGCATATCTAAATGTTGAACTAAAGGTTTTTACAGGATATAGTTCCCTACCATTAACTCTGATTCGTGGAGTTGTATTTACTTTATATTCTTTCTTAAAGTTTCCGAATGTTACTTTAATATCATCTGCAGATAGCTCAGTTAATGAACCTGTTGAGAATGATGAATCATCCCAACCAATTCTAATTTTTGGTTGATGAATGGTATTAGTTTCTTTACTAAAGAATTTAAGAATACCATAATCATTTGTATCATTTTCAAGAGAGTTGTCAAGTTTAACAATTAATCCATTGTTTTCCTTAGAACCACTAATCCAATCTAACATGACATCACGCACGTTCATATTTACATCACGTGATTGATAAGAAAAGTTTTGAGAACCCGATACATCCGAGTACCACACTCCACCTCTACCCGCAAATGAACCAGTTGAGGTTCCAGCAAATACAGGCAATCCATCAACGATTGTATTTACCCATCTTAAATTAGAATCACCTTCACGATAATTCCATGTTACACCTGCGGTTTCAATATTATCAAATCGAGTACCTTTGCCCATTTCCCATGATTGAGAAATAGGATATGCATAAAGTGTAAAATCTAAAGGAATTTCTTCAGATTCAGTTTCTCTCAATATAAGAGTTGCCTCTTCAACTTCAACATCTCCCGATACGATAGATGATGATAAATTAGTTGTTTCAAAATTAAGAAGAGCACGAGATACATCTTTGATGTTACCATAGTACACCTTACTAACCTCTAATACTTCATCTAACCCGCAATTTTGGTCGGGTTGTTGAAGGTAAACCGATGCATCTTTTGATGCTGTAAGAAAATAGTATGCCATTATTTTGCTCTCCCTCTTATATCAGCATCAGGATACTTAACCTCAAAGACCGATGGGTCTAAAGATGGATAAATAATTTTACCCTTGGTTGCTGCATTAATATCATATGAATTAGCTGAATATCTTCCACCACATTTATTCACTACTTTGAATTCGGGTACTGAACTCACACCTTCAACATTCGCAACTAAAAGTTCTAATTCACTTATGTTAATTGTTTGATTAAATGTCCAATTATCAATTTGGAAATAATCCTTTAACTCCTGAATACAATTTACAAGAACTTCACTTTTATTATAATCTCTTTGAACAATAATTTCAAAATCAAATCCAATATTAATAATAAAACCATCAGAAATATTAATTCCATCGGTTAACATTCTAAATTCATTTAGATACGTTTTAAGATTTTCTTTTACTGCCCTATTCAATCCACTCAACTTACCATCACTATCATATCCAAGTAGATATAAATTAATTGCAAATGGGTTATTTTTTTCATTCTCATTGGATGTTTTACCTATTAGAAATTTTTTAAGTTCATCCTGAATGGTTTGTCTATTTGGTTCCTCGCTTTCAGGCTTATCCACAAATGATTGTACCAAATCGGTAAACTCATTTAATGCGTTTGGTGAAGCAAGAATAGATGATGGTGAATTATTATCCAATGTTCCATCGGCGGTTGCATATGCTTTTGCAATTGAACCATACTTTGATGGCATTGCCAAAACCCTTACTTGGTAATCCTTGGAAGTTACCGCTCTGTTTTGAGAACCAAAGTTTGCCAAAGCATTTTGTCTGATTTCTTCAATAGTATCACCACCCTTACCGCCTGTTGCGGGAACTTCATTATCTACTGCTACCGAATTCTTAACTGAATTATACACTCCGAGTTGTGCGGAAGTAAATAACGTTGTATCTTCATCGTATTCAACGTTTGTAATACGTGTAATAGTACCTTTACCAACATTTGATGTAATACCCCCACCAACTAAATACTTGACGGTAATCGTTGTATTTGAGGGTGATGTTCCGTATGATTTGGTTTTTAAGAAGTTTGTTGGGTCAAAGGATTCTTCCAATCTGCTAATTGAGTTTGGTAACCCTAATCCTACATTCTTTAAATTGGGGATTAGTACCTCATCATTTGCAGAAGGGTCTCCTGCTCCAAACTGAATTGTAGTTGTACTATCACCATTTACCTTTCGTACAAATCTTCTTGATGTTTTAATCGTTTCAAGGATGTAAGGTACAGTTGATTTGAACTGATATAAATCAGGGTCATTTACCTCCGTGTTTGGATAATCAGTAAATACCATTTCCTGTGCAAGGTATGGAACTTGATAATATTTGTTACCATTACCATCTCGTACATCGTAAATATCAATTATATTAGTTGCACCTAAATCGATAGTTCTAAATGCTTCATATGCACCAAAATCAAATTCAGCCTCTTCAATAGTTGCAGATATTGCCTTAACTAGTTTTTTAACTAAGTAAAATGTGATTTCTCCAGTATCACCATCTCTTTGATATACCGTAATTTCTCTATCGGTATCATCTGAAAAATCTACCACATCCTGAGTGATAAAGTTGGTACCATTCTCTGCTTCAACTTGCATTCCTTCTTTAATACGTAGGAAATAGGTTTCATTGTAAGTGTTATTTACACCCGTTCCTGTTGCGGGAACTAATTGATAAACTGAAAGAGTTGTTACTGATGGTGATGTTACCTTTGGAGTATATCCCAAATATTGAGCCAATGATATCACATTTTCAACATCATCAGCATGAACCATTAATGATTCTTTTAAAGTATCATCAACATAGTATGAAAGAGAATCACCAATATATGATGCCATTTCAATAAACATCATACCAGGTGATGATTCATTGAAATCAGAATAAGTTCTTGGGAAATATGTTTTAGCAAACTCAATTAAGTTTCCTCTAAATTGTGAGAAATCTTTGTTGAGGTACTTAATATCCTTTCCTCTATTCTTAAAGTTTTTATTTATTTTTGTTATCGCCATCTTATACTGTAAATGTTACCTCGTTTAATTGAACATCATCTCCAATTTTAAATTTAATTGAAACATTTGCTCGGTTCCTATCTTTCAAGTAATCAGTTTGTTCAACATCAATACTATCAATTGTAACGTAAGGTAACCATTGTTCTAACGCCGCAGTAATTGTATCTTCTATTTTTGTTGGTAATTCATCATTATTAAAATCGAATAATAATTCTTGTAAACCACTACCAAACTCAGGTTGTAAAATACGTTCTCCCTTTTTGGTTAGTAATAAATTTTTAATATTTGATGAAACCTGTTCTCTTGTTGTAAAAGATTGAGCAAATGCAGTATTAGTAATCTGAATGGGTAAAGTTATCCCTATTGCGTAATCGTTAAACGATTCGGTATCCTTTACATTCTTCTGTCCTAATACTATTGCCATAATTACATTCCTGGTCTAAACGGACCTTTCTTTTTATCTATTGCTTTCATTAACTGAGAATAATCTCTATTAAGTGCTTTATTCACTATGTCATTTCCCGTGTCAATTCCAACACCATTTGGTTGAGCACCCATACCCATATCAGATAATCCCATCTTGGCTGCCATTTGAGCTCTCATACCCTCAACACCACCTTGTGCCATATTTGTAGTGAAGTTCATAGTTCTATATTCCTCACTCGTTGATTGACCTGAGTTGAATCCTTGAGTTTCATTTAAGATTTCATTTAACACAGGATTATTACTCAATTGTCTTTGTGGTTGGGTTACTGTTTCAACAACAGGGTTGTCCATAAAAGTTGGTTGTTTTGGAGTTCTTGATTTTTTTAAAGATTCTCT